CCTTGAGCATGTTGAAGTTGAACACCATCTGCTCAAGGTGCTCGGGCTCCCAGGTGGCCTGCATTCCCATGGAGTCCTTGAAGGTGCCGGACTTGAAGACCGGCATCCCGTGGACGACGAGCGACCCGGCAGCGCTGTTGGAGGTCGTGAGACCGTCAAGCGCGTTCGACGCCGAGAAGGCGGCAACCGTCTTCATCCGGCCCAGCGTTGTCGTCATGTTCTGAGACGGTACTCAACGCATCGCACGTCTCGCAAGCATTGCTAGACGCGAATGCTGTCAGGGAGTGCTTCGGCCCTCATGCGGACGCTCGACGGCTGGCGAATGATGATCTTGTTCCAACGCAGGCACTCGCGGCAGTGGATGCGAACCGTGCCGTCGGTGAAGATGGCCTCGGTGTAGAGACGGCTCTGCTTGAACACCTTGATGTGGACGAACAGCGACCCGTCCGTGGCTCGGCCATACCGGGCGAGCAGCGGGCGTCGGGCACAGACGCAGCGCAGGTCGTGGCCGTCCACGCGGGTGTCAGCCATCGAGCACCCGTGCGTACTGGTCATCGAAGACCGCGTTGAAGCGGCCGATGAAGGAGTCAGCGTTCATCCCGAAGGATTCAGCGCCGAGGCTTACGGAATCCGCCAGCCAGAGGTTCATGGTGGAGTACAGCCGCTCGACGCGGGTCGCGGCCTCGTCGTAGGCCATGCCCTGCTCGTGGAGCCCCTCGACCAGCGCGCGACGGTAGCCGAGCACGATGGGCTTGTCGCCGAACGTGCCCTTGGCGAAGGCGTTCTCGACCTGATTGGCGATGCGGGCTGCGATGTTGCGCTGGGTGTCGCGGGGGGAGCCCACGCCCTTCGGACCCTTGCCGCCACGGTTGCGGTCGTCGCGGGTCCGGGTCGAGCGCTGGTCGGGGGAGTCGGTGTTGCCGTTCTTCGGGCCACCGTCCGGCGCGTCGATGCTGCCGGGGTCCGCGAACGGGTCGGATGCCTCCGGGTCCTCGCCGGATGCGAGCAACGTGGCGTCGGCCAGCGAGATGCCGGTGATGGCGCTGAGCTCGGTGAGGTCGGGCATGATCTTGTCCTTGCGAAGCAGCTCGGTGACCATGGCCCGAACCGTCTCGACGGACTCCTTACCCATCTGCCGGTACTCCCACGTCGCACGCGGAGCGTTCGGCCCGAAGTTGTAGTTCTTGAGCCGGTCGATGACGTAGAAGTCGATGTACTCCTTCATGTCACCCGCGAGCGCGTTGAGCATCCACAGGTACATCTGCATCTGCTGAACGCCGAGGTTGTAGGAGCCACCACCGGACGCCCCACGCAGCAGCAGCAGCGGCGTGAACAGGCCGAGGGTGATCTCCTCGTCCAGCCGGGTGATGTACCCCTCGAAGTCCGCTCCGCGCATCTGCGACTCGAGGTACTCGATGGAGTACGAGAACTCCGACTTGTTATCCCCGGTCTGGGTGCGGTCGTCGGGCAGCACCACGACGCCGCGCGAGCGCAGGCTGTTGAGGATGCTGAGCATGGCGTCGCGGCCGTTGACCTGCTTGCCGTCGATGAGCACGTCGTCGTCGTACGGGGCGCGGCCGACGGGGACGGGCTCACCGAAGCGCTCGTAGTAGCGGTTCGCGAACATGTGCATGAGGATCGAGAAGTACCACGAGCTGAACGCCGGACGCAGGAGCTTCTTGCCCCGGTAGTCACCGTTCTCCATCAGGAGCGGATACCAGAGGGTGTTCTCCGTCGGGATCGGCCAGTGGGCACCCCGCTGCTTGATGCCGTCGTACTCCTTGAACTTCGGCCGGATGTGACCGGGGGGCGCGTAGCCCTCCACGGTCTTCCAGTTCACGTCGCACTCCTCGGGCACCAAGTCCTTGAACTTCTTGATGATGACGCCGCCCCGACCGTCGCCGGCCCGAGGGTCGTTCTCGTACTCGAGGGCGATGGGCGAGAAGCCAGCCCAGTACGCCTGCGACATCGCCCGCACCATGCGCGTCCAGACCTGCTGGATGTTGTCGGTGATGAAGTCAGCGATCTTCTGGTCCTTGCACTCGATGCGCCAGTCCATGCGGTGAAGCATGAACTGGAGCACCGTGAGCGAGGCGTTGACCTGATAGTGGTCGCGCATCGAGCGGTAGTCCGCGAGCGTCAACCGGGAGAGGTCAAACTGCATGAGGCCGCCACCGGGGAGTTGCAGCGTTTCAAGATCCCGCCCAGCCCAAGCTCCGAACGCTGGTCCGGTCTTCGGCGGGGGAGTCTTGCGGAACATTGAAGACTCGATGGGGTTACCCCGATGATCGAGCAGTCCGCTCACTGACTTCCTCCGTATGGTGCGACCCTGTGGTCTACTTTGGCAAGCGGGGCACTCCCACACCGGGCAGAATGCGCGGGGGAGGTGGCACGCTCAATGGTGGCAGGCTACCGATAGCAGGCATCCTCGGTCCAACATCAAGACCTCCCCACCCTCGACCCCCCTCTGTTCCCGTGCTCACGAGCTGACTCGGAGCGGTAGAGATGTCCCGGACGTTGCGCCGGTAGGAGCGGTCGCCCATGAGGGTGTAGGCCACGCCAGCCATCGCGTCGGCTACGTCCTTGGTGCCGGTGGCGGGGTGGTCGATCTTGTTGCCCTTGTCCTCAAGTTCGCTGAGTTCCTTGTAGACGACCTCGACCTTCTTCATGTCGCCACGCTTCATGTGCACGATGTACTCCGGGAACTCGATGCGGTCCTCGTAGAGCGCGTCGCGGAGGTCCGAGTACGGCAGCATCGAGCGGTCCACCGAGACGAGTTCGGTCTCGAACCGGCGCTTGCGGAGCTGCTGGAGCGTGTCCGTGCTCTGGAAGCCGTCGAGCGTGACCTTCTTGAGTCGGAACCCGAGGTCATCCCGCACGTGGTAGACGATCCGGCGCAGGTCGCCAATCATGATCTCAGCGCCGGGGGGAGCCATGACCCGCATCACGAAGTCGAAGACGATGTACGGCTTGCGCTCGCCGTCGATCTCCACCACCTCGCGCACGTGCCCCATCGCAAGCCCGGCCGCGTCACCGTTGGGGGAGTAGCCGATGTCGATGTGCATGACGCGCTTGAGGACATCGGTGGCCCGGAACCACTTCTCGAACCGGCCATCCAGCCCCACCGGGGAGGCCAGCCCGTCGTTGCGCGCCTTCCAGCGGTCGCGGGCCTCTTCGATCTTGTGCGTGAGCGAGATGAAGGGGTCGCCGACGGCCGGCGGGATACCGGCGAGGTCGCGGAGCGCCTTCTCCGGGTTGTTCTCGAAGTCCTTGCGGTAGGTGCTCGGGACCTCGAGGAGGTTCTCGCTGTCGAGCTCCTCCGCGATGGCGGTGGGCGCGATGGTCTTCCGCTTCGTGTCATACCAGAACGAGTCACGGGTGCCGTCGGGCTTGAGGAAGCGGTGCCAGCCGAGCGACTCCCAGATCGTGAGGTATGCCGTGTAGGCGTCGCTGTCGGCGCGGTACTCCTCGTACATGCGGGCCGCGAAGCCATCGGCCTTCTTCATCTGGCCGATCAGCAGGATGAAGCCGCGCTCCTGGAATCGGGACGTGATGCGAGCGTGGATCGTCTCGTAGCCAGCCTGCGCGTAGTCGCGCTGCGGGGTGACCTTGTGGCTGTCCATCTCATCCACGATGCCGCCGAGGATGTTGTAACCCTCGAACGTGGTCTCCGAGCTGTCGCCCGGCAGAATCCAGATGTCGCCCTCGAAGCGGATCTGGTTCTTGTAGGAGGGGTCGATCTGCGCGTTGTCGCGGAACCACGGACTGTGCTTGATGCGGGCCTTGATGTCGCCGAACACGACCTCCCGAGCCTGCGACTCGGATGTGGACATCTGCATGAACGCGATGCGCGAGCCGGGGAGCAACCCGAAGAACCGCTGGGGGTCCTTGAGGCACAGCACGTAGTGACAGAGGTACGGCAGCACGATGGACGCGATGGTGGTCTTGCCGATGCCGATGCCGCCCGTGATCAGAGCCTTGGCGTAGACGGCCAGCCGCTCGCCGGACACCTCATCACCCATGATGTCCGAGAGGATCTCCTTGATCGACTCGCGGACGCCGGATTCGATGTCGAGGTAGTCCGCGCCGAGGAACTCGATCAACGTCGCGGGCTTCTCCCGGAAGTCGGGGTTGTCCTTGAGCCACCGGAGCTCATCGAATGCCCTCTTCGGGTCGAACGCGCTCACTCGTCACTCTCCGTGTTGCGGCGGGCCTGCCGTCCCTCGTGGGCACCGACGGCTGTCTTGTAGTTGGCGTAG